CAAATCAAGAAAATGGGTTATTTTATTGTCATACTGGTGCTTGTGGTGGTGGTGATGCATTTACACTTGTTCAACACATGGAGAAGTGTACATTTCCTGATGCGGTTAATTGGACAGCTAAATTCTTTGGCGTAGACATTGATGGTTTACGCATAACAGAAAGAAATGATACACATTTAAAAGAATTAAAACTCTTTGTTAAAGCTATGCGCTCACGTAAGAAGCGTGAGGTAAGTGAATATGTTATTGATGAGGAAATAAAGCAGGTAACAAAGTTTCGTTCCTTTAAGGGGGAGACATTGAAGCTTTTCGGTCTTGGTCATGTAGTAGAGATTACCGCTTCAAAACGTAATGGAACTATTTATAAATTAAAGAATAGGCTCGTATTCCCTATCATTCAAGATGGTGTACAGATTGGTGCTAGTTTACGAAGAGTGAAAGCCATTGACATACCAAAGTGGTCACATCAACCTTCTAATATTCAGACAAAGGAAATACTTTATAACTATGATAATGCAATTGGTAAATCAATTATTGTCATTGTTGAAGGTATTCCTGATGTGTGGGCTTATCATGAGATTGGTGTGACTGCTGTATGTACATTTGGTGCACATGTAACTGAGGAACAATATAAGTTACTCATTCGCACTGGTGCTGATTTGGTACTATCGTTTGATGGTGATGAAGCAGGTACTCTAGCAACTGAAAAGGTCATAGTTTTATTTCGTTACAAGGCTAACATGGAGAGAGTTGTCTTCAGTGAGGGTGAAGACCCTGAAAATATATCGAGAGAGGAATTGATGCATCGTTATGAGTCCAAAAAGCGTGTATGATATAAGAAATATTGGCAAGGAGTTCTGTAACAATACAACGGGATCAGATCATTATAAACAAAATGGTGTAGAACCTATTGATTTAATGATTTCAAATGGTAGTATCGAAGGTTTTTGTATTGGTAGCATTATTAAATACGCCACTCGTTTTAAAGTAACAGAGAATTTGAATGATTTAAAGAAAATATCAGATTATGCTCACATTTTATGTGGAGTGAAACTAACAGAACCTAAAAAGGAGGAATAATATGTTGTGGTTAGTCATTAATGGAGAGAGTCACCAAATCATAGGATGCAATACACATGAACGTAATGGCAAACATCAACTATGGGTAGAACGTGTAAATGGAAAGACAATGTTAATCAGTGAAAGTAAGGATAAAGATGAAATTGATTTGGTTAAGGATGCCATTGATTATGCTATTGAAAACAAAGATAATATTTTAAGGTTAAGCTAATGAACGAATTTGTTCATTTACATCTTCATACGATACATTCACCGCTTGATGGAATGGCTAAGATAAAAGAGCTTATCTTAAAGGCAAAATCAATGGGTCAGGCTTCTTTCGCCATTACAGATCATGGAAATATGTCAGGTCTTTATCAGGCACAAAAGTTAGCTGATGAATTAGATTTTAAGATTATCAATGGTTGTGAATTTTACTATGAAAGGTTAGATGAAGAAAAGAAGAACGGTCACTTACTTGTGCTTGCAAAGAACAACATTGGGTTACGCAATCTCTTTAGACTTCAACATGAAGCGTGCACAACAAACTTCTATAAGAAGCCACGTGTAAATTTCGAGATGCTAAAGAAACACAGTGAAGGGTTAGTCGTAACAAGCACATGTTTAGCAAGTGAATTTAATCAAAGATTGTTAAAAGGTGATACACAAGGTGCTATTGAATGGGCTAGGAAGTATCAAGAAGTATTTCATGATGACTTTTACATTGAAATACAACCTAACTCAATGGCAGAACAACACCTTGTGAACAAATCAGCTATTAGGATTGCCAAACAACTGAATATCTCTATTATAGCCACAAACGATGTACATTATGCAAATCAAGAAGATGCTTATGCACATGAAGTACTCTTTGCTATGCAGTTTAAGAAGAAAATGAGTGATCCTGATAGGTTTAAAATAGGTACAGATGATTTTTGGTTAAAGTCTGAAACTGAAATGCGTGACTCTTTTCAAGGAATGGATGAGGCTATCATTAATGAAGCCCTATCTACAACAAAGGAAATTGCAGATAAATGCGACTCTCGAATTGAAAAGGGTAAATACCTACCTAAGTTTTATAATATACCTGATGGGGAAACTGAACGTTCTTTACTTGCGAAAGAGATAAAAGTTGGTTCTAAGGTAAAAGGCTTTAATAAGAATAAGTCTTACATGAAAGATGTTCAACATGAATTGAATGTCGTTGATGGTGAAGGGTACAGCGGCTATTTTCTAATTGTGCAAGACTATGTAGCAGAGGCTAAGAAGAATGGGGTCGTTGTTGGTGATGGTCGTGGTAGTGGAGCAGGTAGTAAGATTGCTTACCTGACAGATATTACAGAGATTGAACCAAGTGAGTTTGATTTACTCTTTGAACGTTTCATGGCAGTAGGAAGAATACCTGACTTTGATGTGGATTTCTCAGATCAAATGAGTGTATTCCGTGATTTGCAATCTAAATATGGAAAAGATAATGTCGCACGTATCATAACCTTTGGTAAACTTACACCACGCTCTGTAATAAGAAAGGTTTTAACTACATTTGAGTTTAACATGAGTGAAATCATTGCAATTACAAAGCTTGTACCTGATCTTTGCCCAACACTTGAGAGAGCTTATATTTTAGAACCACAGTTATTAAAGTATAAAGAGCGTTACCCTAATGAATGGAAAGTTATTGAACGACTTGAAGGTGGTATTGCACATGAGGGTACACATGCAGGTGGAGCGATTATATGTCCAGGGTTAAGAGATATACTACCGCTTAAATATGACCGTAAAGAAGATATGTTAATTGCTTGCTTTGATAAGAAGATATTAGAAGAGTTAGGTCATTATAAGTTTGATGTGTTAGGACTTGAGACATTACCTATTATTAGAAGAATACTAGACTCTATTGAGTATTCAACAGGTGAGAAGATTAAACTTTCAGAGATCAATTATGAGGATCAAGAAGTGTATGACATGCTTTGTAAAGGTGATGTAAGTGGGGTATTCCAGTTAAGTGCTCAAGCAACTAAGGTTATTGAACAACAACCTAGAAACTTTCGTGATTTAATTGCGATAAATGCATTAATTCGCCCTGGTGTAGGGGATTGGGATGAGTATTTAGCACGTAGACAGGGTAAGCCTTGGAGTGTATATGAACCACGTATGCCTTATATGAAAGAAACCGTAGGTACAATGACCTATCAAGAACAGTATTTACTTGATGCTCATGTACTTGCAGGGTGGGGGATTGCTTATGCAGATCAGCACATCAGAAAGAATAAAGACATACGTAATGATGCGGAGTTAGCTACTAAGTTTATGTATGACGCAGTTGAAATGAATGGACACCCACATCAAGAAATGACAAAAGTATGGTTAGAAATTATGGATGCAGTAGATGGTGGTTACGGATTTAATAAATCCCACTCAGCAAGTTATGGCAGAACATCCTATCAAACTGCATATTTAAAGTGTAAATATCCTGAACACTTTTATGCATCCCTCATGAGTGGGGAAAAAACAGATGGAGATGGTCAAAATGCGATTGCAGGCTATATTGCAGAGTGTAAACAGCGTAATATTAAAATACTTCCACCCCATATCAATAACAGTGGCGAGTACTTTGTTGTTAATGATAATGGTATCAATTACCGCATCACTACTATCAAACATGTGGGTGATAGTGCTATTAAACACATCAATGAGTTACGCCCTATGGCTTCATTTGATGAGTTTATGGAAAGAAGAGAAAAGAAGTACATCAAGAAAAATGTAATGATGAATTTAATTAAAGCAGGAACGTTTGACTTTGATAACCCTAACAGAGCAGAACTCTTATGGAAATTTGATATGAGTCAACGTACAAAAACACAAGTGAAAGAAAATCATTTATGTGAAACGTATATATGGGATGATGAGGTTAAATGTAAATGGGAAAAAGAAGTGTTGGGCATGTATTTAAGTGTTCATCCTATGGAACGTTATGGTTTTCAACCACTTGATTATTATAAAGAAGGTCATTCTTGTGTTCAAGGTGGAGAAGTCGTTACTGTTCATGAATTTCACCCACAAAAAAACACTAAAAAGCCTAAAATGGCATTTATTCAAGTGAATACACTATATGGAATGATCAAATTAGTCGTGTTTGCATCCATTTGGGCAAGGCTTAGCATCCAAGAGGCATTTACAATAAACAATCTTGTACTAATTAAAGGAAAACGTAGTAACAATGACGTATTAGTAGATGGTGTGGAGGTGCTTAAAGGTGAGTCCAGGGGAGAAGAGGAAAGTACTAGTTGATTATTTTCATGAGTTTATAGTTTTGGAAACTGAATTGAGGTTGGCTGAAACAGATGAGGAAATTAAGCATATTGAGATTGAAGTTAATCGCATCAGGACAGAGATAAGAGACAAATTTAAAACAAATTATGAGGGGGATTTTAAATGAAGTTGGGGAAAAGTACAGCTACAACGGTTGATCAGTGTTTATTAAAATCAGATAAGGCATTAACTATTTTTCATGATGTGATTAAGAAATTAACAAAGGCAAATGATGAGCTTATAGAAGCACGTAACCAAGATTTGGAAGAACAATCTCATATTGCTAATAATATTCAACGTGCAGAATGGCAAGAAAACAAAAATAACGAACTAATTAAGAAAATAAGTAATATTATTGAGGTGTAGCATGATAGGATTTGATCATCTTAAAATTTACAACTGGTTAGATGCCTTACGTGGGATGCGTAATTCTTACAAGTCATGGGATGAACAAGATAGTTATGAGATTAAAGACAATGTATTCGTGATGGGCGATAAAGACTATGAACTTGCTATGAAATTATCAAAAGCAGGTAGTGATCATGCGAAGTATTTACGTCAAATCCTCGTATCAATAGATATTATTGCACCTGAATACTTTTGGAAAGAATTTGATACGTACAAAATAGGTACAGTAGCCAATAGTACATCAATGATGCACACATTAGGTAATAAACCACTAACTGCTGACATGTTTTCTTTTGATGAAGTGGATAATGATGTGGTTGAATACCTTGACCTGATCAATAAAGTAAGATGTGAGTGGATTATAGCAGGTAAGATTAAACATTCACGCTGTCCTGAGTGGCGTAAAATGAACCAACTTATGAGTATTGCGTACAATTATAGACGAACTGTAACCATGAATTACGCTGTGTTACAATCAATCTACAACTCTCGAAAAAATCATAGGTTATCAGAATGGGTCGATATGAGTATTTGGATTGAATGTTTACCGTACAGTAATTTAATCACACAAAAGGAGAGATTTTAATGGAAAACCAAGAAATTAAGGTAGAGGTAACACTAAAAGAAGATGGTAAATTTAAAATTGATACAAATGCAAATCCACTATTTGCAATTAAGCTTTTATCAGAAGCTATTCAAAACATTACAGATGATCTAGCTAATCAAATCTCTAAGAGTGAATTAGAACTTGAAGATGAAAGTGAAACAGTAAACTGATAATTTAGGAGGGGTCTTCATGGAAACGTGTAAAAACTGCTTCAGTCCGATTAAGGATATGCGTAAAGAAACACGTTGTTCTTCATGTAATACACCCATCCATAGGGAGTGTGCTATTAATGATAGTGCACCCTTTTGTGATGTGTGTCATACAGTTAAAACAGAAACACCTGATAAGGTAGAGTTTACAATACCTGAAATCATTAGACGTACCTACATTGAAACGTATAACTCATGCCCTTACAAGTTCTTAAAAGAGGTTGTAGAAGGAATTGAGCAACCACCTACCTGCTATACACAAATAGGGATTGATTTACATGATGCTTTTGAATTAGCGGTTAATGATCGTAGTGCTACTATTGATATGATGAAGAACTCGTTTAAGGAAATATGGGATCAATACACAGATGATCTATTCACCATGACAACACGTGAAAAGATGTGGTTACGTAGTCAGGATAGTATTGACACGTTCTATCAAGTTATCGAAACCATGCCAATTCCCATGGTAACAGAAGAGAAGATAATCTTTTCTATTGGTGAGAACATCCCAAAAGTATCTATCACAATGGATGGTATTTTAGACGTTGATGGTGAGCTTGAAATGTTTGATTGGAAAACAGGTGCAGTTATGGTTGGTGTAAAGTTAGAAACAGATTTACAAGCACCACTATATATTTACGCAGTACAACAACATTTTAAACGAACTGTACGTAAATTTACATTCTATTACGTCAATGAGAATAAGGTTCGTGTATTTGAAAGGATCAATGATGATGAGTATATGTGTCGTGTAGGAAAGAGAGAGTATATTATCTCACTTACTGATGCGATAAGGAAAGTAAAAAGCGTTTTCTCTAAGATTGTTAAAGGTAACTTTAATATTCCAATTGATACAAAGAAAATGTATTTTGCTTGTAAAATGTGCCACATCAAAGAACAAGGTATATGTCGTGGAGCAGATCAAGAAGTATGGTATCAACAAAACTAAACCAAAGAAGGTGTTACAGTGCATGAATTAATTAAACAATTTGGAAAACCCTTTGCAAGTGAGTTAGTTGGCATACTCATGATCAATAAAGGGAAGTTAGAAATGGACAGGTGGCGTTCATTCCTGTTGAAACATGGGTTAATTAAGAAAACAACGAAGATTATCCGTGCTAACGTGTTTTATAGAGGGATGTGTAATGAATGGTATGTACGTTTACGTAATGGTCGTGGTAATTATATTATTTATATAGTTGTTACTGATAACGATATGAAGCAAATCAGAATGGAGTTGAGTGAATGATAGGAATTG